CCGGATATCCGCGCGCGGTATTGGGCGATTCTCGCTACGCTGCAGGTGCATTGCTGGGCCGGATGGTCGCTGCCGTAATAGCCGCACGGACAACCGTGTGATTTTTACCTTGGGCAAATGTTAAATCGGCTGGAACTGTTTTGTTAAATGAGTAATTCACAATAACGTTTGCTTTAGGTCTGCCTCCAGTTGGAGAAGGTATGGTTTCAACGATAACAGATTTAACCAACGTTTTGACAATTTCGCGCCGAATCTCGAAAGATGGGTTATCATCAATTTTGCTTCTTAGACTCAGTAGTAATTCCTCCGCCGAGCTGAAATCTCTACTCAGATTATCTTCGGCCCTGATAAGATTGTCAATTTCTCTCAATCTGTTTTCGAGTGATACAGTTTCGGTCATGATTTCCTGGAGTTGTTTCTCTACATCTAATGCAGTTATCATTTTTTGCCTGTAGAGAGAGAGGATATCCTGACGCTCGTTTTGTTTATCATCTATACTTTTCTGGACCATCTCTCTCTCAGATAAATACTCCCCAACCTTCGATTTTTGGATTTCCATCCCCGTGTTCATTTCCTTAATCGCATCACCAGGATTACGTATAAATCGGACACATTCCTCCCAGACCATGTTGTCAATCCATTCAGCCGGAATGTTTTTGGATTGACATTTGCCTTGTAGGGGGCCTCTGTAGACTGTCTTACCACCGCAGATATAATAGGCCGTTGGTTTACGACCAGAGCCTGCATAAGAAGCTCCGTGATAAGTTAAGCCACAGCTTCCACATTTGATAAGACTTCGCAAAAGATTGTCCCGATTCTGATTTCGGAAAGCCTCAATCTGGTTATCGTGTAATGCCTGCTGGGCTTTATTCCACTGATCTTCGGATACAATTGCAGGCACTTCTCGTTTAATGAGTTCCCGATCTTTTTTTGATCGTTTCCCGTAAACATGAATCCCTTTATATGTCGTGCTTACAATCATGTTACGAATTCTGCCTGGTGTCCATACGCCAGCGGTGTTTACCTTACGTTTTCCCTTTTTGATCTTACGTCCATCTTTCACATACGAAGGCGGGATTTTCAAAGAATTAAAGTAATCAGCTACTTGCACCGTTGACCACTTTTCATCACCTACTAGGTGGTACATTAAACGAATTACTGCCGCTTCAGATAAATCTTCCTTACCAGGCAACGGCTCCTCATTGATCTGCAGGAACTTATCAATTACCTGATATCCATATGGAACAATCCCTCCGAGCCATTGGCCTAAGCGAGCAACTCGGTTTGCTCCATGCCATAAGGTTTCAAGCAGGGTATCTCGATCAAACTCCGCTTGACCGGCTAATAATGTAATAACAAAACGGCCCATTGGTGTACTGGTGTCAAATGGCTCAGTCATCGATTTGATGGTTACACCGTACTCTTCAAGTTGATATATAGCATCCAAAGTGATTCGGGCCTTACGTCCAAGTCGTTTCATGTTATAGATTAAGACGGTTTTGATCTTACCCGCCTTGGCGTCTTCTAATAATCTCTTACCTTCTGGTCTTTCGTCCAAAGGAATTGTCCCGGAGATACCATCATCCTTATACCAATCAGTGATATTCAAACCATGGAGTTCACAATACTTAATTGCAAACTCGATCTGACTTTGAATTGTTTCCCGTTCTTGCTGATCATCACTTGAAACACGGGGATATATCACTACGTCTTTAAATTGGTTTTCAGCAAAATTAATCATGGGGATCCTCCTTATGTGCAGTATGCTCCGTGAAATTCCATTACAGTTTTGAGTTCTTTCATCTGGATCACAAACCTCTGTGCAGCATAACGATATCTGCTTGTGAGCTGACGAAGTTTTAAGCTGATTTTTCCGTCTTTGTAATCTAGGTCATCACTTAACACAGGCTGACAATCAGCAAAAGCCTGTAGCTCACTCTCATCAATATGGGCAAGGGAATCATCTAAGGAAAACTGAAGCTCATCACATGTATGTAAGGTCTGTTCATCAATATGTAGTATCAATTGTGATGGGCACTCCAGATTGCCTGCTGGATCGTAATATGCATAGATTTGTGTTTCTGCCGGCACGTCAACCGGCTCATCACCTGCAATAGGTGACTTAGACAAGATCAGGGTGCTCTGGAGCACTCTTCTCTGAATTTGAAGGAGGCGTTGCTTAGCCAACTTTGGAGGTACATGAAAAGATTTCGCCAGATAATATATTGCGTCACCTTGGTTTTCGGGAAGGTCGAGTTGACAAATCATGAAGAAAGGCATGGATGCGTACAACATGAAGGCTTTTGCATCGGCCTCCTGGCCATCTCTGAAGAGTTTGTTCATCCTTCGTTGATCGCCGGCATGCCTGAGCACGTGGCAAAGCTCATGGAAGAATACCATCCGTGCGATAGGATAGGGGTCCTTCTTGTTTAAGAAGATGACCCGTTCTTCGTTATCAGAAAAAGGCGGACATTGGTCATATTGGAGATCGACAAGAAATGCGTCACTAATCCGATCTAAATCGAGGTCCTCAGGCTGAAGGATTTGATTTAAACGATAACGATCAGATATCCACTGTTCCAGTGTGGTTTCGTAGTAGCTGGGAAATTTCATGAAATACACCTCACATTAGGAATATATGTTCGCTTGTTGATTAAAAAGAAAAGCCATCGCTGGCCATTCTTAATTAACTAGCTCTTCTTTTCTTTCTCAGCTTGCTCCGCTGCTCGGCGCTTCATTTCACGGTATCTTTTAAGAGCAGCTTCCATTTCCTCAATTTCATCAGGGGTGTACTTTTCAGGTCCGCCGAAGAAGGACATACTGGTCGAGGATTTTGTAGTGATGTTTGTTCTACCTAATAGGTAATCCGAGTCAACATCAAAAAAATCTGCAAACCTAATTAGTTCATTGTCTTCCACGGGCCGCTTGCCTGCCTCGATACGAGACAAAACACTGTTATTAATGTCTACTTTGTTGGCCAACTCCAATTGAGTCAGTCCTAATTTTTCTCTAAGCTTTCTGATGCGATCACCAGTACTAGACATAATCCACCCCTACGGTTTTCCATATTAGCAATATCAGTCTAACATTTTTCTGAAATAGAAAAAATAATTTTGCTAAAATAACAAAAATATCATTGACTTTGCTAAAATAGCAATGTATATTTGTCTCATGAAGTTTGCTGAATTAGCAAAGATAGGAGGTGTCGCGTGGATAAAGACAATGCACGAAATATTGAGAAAGTCGATTTGGATTTTATTAAGCAAGAAAGACTTAAACTCGGTCTCTCTCTAAAGGACATGGCTGAAGCGCTGGGATTTAAAAATGCTTCGACCTACATGAAATACGAGGAGGGAAGCTATTCGTTTAAAGCAAAGCATCTGCCAGTTCTCGCTAGACGGCTAGAGTGCAATATTGAAAATTTTTTTACTAATAATTTTGCTAAAACAGCAAAAACGGAAAATCATATATCTTTCCTTAAAGGGGAGGTCGGGTAAATGGAACATCAATTATCTGAAGCGGCTGCAGTAAATGAAACAAATGATCCTGAAAAGGTGAACAGGTTGCTTTCAGAAGGTTGGACCTTGCATAGCATGTGGCCGGATCACAATAAGACTCGTTATGTGCTTGTGAAATTCAAGTAAAGGAAGGATGTCACGATGAAAACACCTTCAGGCATCACCTATAAACCCGAATATGTACCAGACATGGAAAGGATGGTCGAGGCCCTAAGAATCGTACACGAGGCTCCTGAACCAGAGAAAAAGGAAGATGTCGAGCTAGAGGAAGGAGCCTAGGATGCGATTTCGATGGATACGTCAAACATCACGATCCGCCTGTGTATCAGCAACTGTAACCAGAAGCTTGCTAAAAAACATTGATGTTGAGATCGCATTGGACATGTCGCTTCCGCATTATGCCCTAAATCCTGAAAGTTTATCAAAGCTTGAGCGAAAACGAATGCTGAAGGAAGCAATGAAAAATTTGAAGAGGATAGAAGAAAGCCGCCGGAGCGGTACCAGCTGCCAGCGGCGGAGGGGATGACGAGAGGGGAAGGTTTTGCTCACAACTTCATAATACATCAGATCCTTGTCCGTCATCTCCCATTAAATCGGACAAAGGAGATTGATAAAGCAATGGCAATTAGACAATTTGGACCAGCACTTGAGGAAGTGCTGAAACGAAAAGGGGAGACACGGGCTTCAGCCGGTGCTGCAGCTCATGTAGATGCTTCCCTGATCGGGAAGATCGTAAAAGGCACGAGGAAGCCTTCTAAGGAAGTTATGACCTCCACGGCCAAACATTATGATGACGGCCAGCTTTACATTGCGGCAGCCGGGGAGGTCACCGGTGGTGCTTTTGCTCCCTGGCTCAACAATGTGGATTTACATAGGGCGAGCGTCCTAATCAAGAGTGTCGAGGAAATCAAGGAAGTGCTCGCAGTATCTGGACAAGCTCCAATCAGCAAGACAAATGAGCAAATTGACGATTCGGAACGGCAGCAGATTAAACGACTTTTAATGGAGACGATCGAGGCGATCACAGCGCTGACCCATCTGGCGGCAGTGCTCTGTAAGGAGTATTCCTTCAGCTGGTTAGCGACATGGAAAGAGCACCGGTCAATGATGAAGGCCAAAAAATATATGAAATGAGGGATTCGAATTGTTGAGAGATACATTAGCAAAGCAAGCTCTGGAAGCAGGGAGAAACGCCGAGCACAACCTGCAGATCATCGTTCGTAACCCAGAAAAAATGATTCATCCAAACAAATTAGTGGATGGGATTGCCTATCTAAACAGAATGATTCGATTTGCAGAAAGTGAGCTGGAAATGAAAAATGCCCGCCGGGCAAGGCGGACATTAGGTTTGAGAACACATCTTAAGGGTCTCTTGGTGTCTATTTTAATCGGCCAGCGTCAGAAGCGCAAGGGGATTGAACTGTGAAAACCTCACAGTTATCAGCAGAAATGTACGTTTCTTCTACTTTGACCCTTAGGGCTAGCACAGATGCAATTATTAAATTTATTCAGGAAGAGCCGGATAACCTCCAGAAATTAAATGAGCTCCACAAGCTGCGAGAAGAAGCTTATGAGAATTGGATCAATGCAGCGTCCATGTTGAAACGCTTATCAATTCCTGAGTTGGCTGAAGTGTTGGAGCAAATCGAGTCTATACTTTCGTACGAATGACAGAGCTTCGGCCCTGTCTCGGGGCGTCGGACAGTATCATAACCTTACTCCTGTCTGGCGTCGAGAGATGCGGCTGACGCATCCAAGGCGGTGCCCACCCCCTGGACCGCCTCGCAATTCATATGAAAGGAGGAAATGGCGTGAATGTAATTCAGAAGTTGACGGTTGTCAGTAATCCGACTCGGATCTTTGAAGTCGGAACTGAGATAAACGGCCGGGAGGTCATCGAGATCAAGCAGGTGGGTGATGAACACCTGTCTGAGTACTGGGTCATGGATGAGGACGAGCAGCTTATTGTCAGCATCGAAAACTGCCCGGTTATCGTAGAATGGCAGACTATCGCCGTGCATGATCAAACAGAAAATGACCCGCGGGAACGGGTCATATCTGGTGCCAATAATTAATTTCGATGCCCCCATATTAGCAGATGGGGGCGAATCACACAAGAGGGAGTGATCCAGCATGGGAGCAGCGATGTCCCTTGATATTACTGGCGAACGCGTTGAAACCACGGTACAGCCTCAAAGAATGTACACGCCGACGATCCTGTCGATCCGGGCAAAAAGCGGCATAGTGGAGATCCACTGTAATGACGAACAGCTGGCTGAGATCGAATTCGCGATTCGTCAGCATTTTGAAAAAATAAAATATCCGGAGTCACCCGAGCCAACAGTTCAAGACGTCGGCCTCGAGTATTCCGTTAAGGAGGAAATCGCTTGAAGAAGATTGTTCTGGAGCGTCTGACGTTCCGTAATTTTAAGGGATTCCGTGAATTTGTTCTCGACGCCAACGGTGGGAATGTGGATGCCTTTGGAGACAACGCAACTGGCAAAACAACGCTGTTTGATGGCTTCACTTGGCTTTTGTTCGGAAAGGATAGTGCCAATCGGTCCGAACAGAAGTTTGAAATAAAGGAGCTGGACAAGGCCGGCAAAGTTGTGCGGCATGGCCTTGAACATGAAGTTGAGGGTGTCCTTCTGGTTAATCAGCGCCGTCGAACGTTCCGGAGAGTGTTCAGCGAAAAGTGGACACAGAAACGGGGTTCAGCCACATCTGTATTCGACGGCCATACAACCAATTATTTTGTGGACGGGGTTCCAGTTAAGGAAAAAGAGTACAAGGCGGAAGTGGATGCGTTGATCAGCGAAGATGTTTTCAAGCTTCTCACCAGCCCTTCTTATTTTAACGAGGTGCTGAAGCCGGAAGCCCGCCGAAAAGTACTGCTGGAGGTCTGCGGCGATATGACGGATGCGGAGATTATCGCCAGCAACAAAGAGCTAACTCCATTGGCTGCTATCTTGGAGGAGCGAACGGTTGAAAAGCATAAGCAAACGATTAAATCAACGCTTGCGGAGATCAATAAGGAAATCAAGGAGATCCCTACAAGGATCGACGAGAAATACCGTGACAAGCCGGATGTATCCGATCTGGACGCAGAGTTGCTACAGGAAGACATCGACACCTTGCGTGGCAGGATAGACGCGAAGACTGCGGAACTGCAGCGCATTCAGTCTGGCGGTGAGCTGGCCGCCAAGGAAATCCATCTACGGGAGATCAACGCCGAGCTGACGGACATCAAACAACGAGTCCAAGCAGATGGCTTGCAAGCCGTGAACAAGCAACGGGAGCGGTTGATGCAACTTCGCGGCGAAGCATCTGATCTGCAAGCCAGAATATCTGCAGGGCGACGAGAGATTGAGCAATACAAGCGGCAAATCGAACGAGCTGAGAGCCAAGCGGAACGGCTGCGTGAGGAATGGCATGCTGCTAACGGGTTGGAGTTCCCCGCCCAAGAACATGAGCACGATGAAAATTGTCCGACTTGCGGACAAGTCCTCCCAGCTGATCAAGTACAGGCAGCGAAGGACAAGGCACTGGCCGACTTCAATGTTTCCAAATCTCAGCGGCTTGAACGAATTTCTGCCGAAGGCAAGTCCGCTGCTGATGAGGCCAGAAAGCTCAAGCATTCCATGTTTGATCTGGAAGAGAGCGTGTCAGCATTAGAGGAGAAACTTTCGGTGAAGCAAGAGGAAGTATCCGCAGCTGAAGCAAAGCTAGTCGACCTGCAGGCTTCCGTTTCCGATCCGGCCGACGATCCAGAGTACCGGGCCAAACTAAAAGAGGCTGAGACCGTACGCTCAGAAATAGAGCAGCTTCGTTCCTCTGCTTCCGACGCTATCAGCAAGGTTCAAGCCGAAATCGGATTGCTCAGGGATCAAGTCATTGAACTCGAATCGGATAAGTTAAAAATTGCAGCAGCAGCCGCGATTGAAAAACGAATCGCCGAATTGACCGAACAGGAGCGCAAACTGGCTGTCGAATACGAGCGGCTGCAGCATGAGCTCTATTTGACGGAAGAGTTTACGAGGACCAAAGTTTCCGCACTCGAGTCCAAAATCAACAGCAAATTCAAATACGCCCGGTTCCGGCTGTTTGAGGAACAACTAAATGGCGGCCTGAACGATGTCTGCAAGACGCTTTATAACGGTGTTCCATATGACGGTGGCCTCAACAATGCCGCTCAAATCAATGTAGGCCTGGACATTATCAACACCCTCAGCGAACACTATGGTTTCATCGCACCAATCTTCATTGACAACGCTGAATCGGTTACGCAGCTGATTGATACCGAGGCGCAGCTGATCCGTTTAGTCGTATCCGAGAAGGATAAGAAGCTGCGCGTCGTAACCCACAACAACATGCAGGAGGCGATCTAATTGACTACTAAAAACCAAGCGGCTGTCACCAAGAAAGAGCCAACTCAGTCCGAGCGGTTCATGACCAAGGTTATAGCCGAGTTCGGTTCCAACGTCGGTGAAGTGGCCCTGACGAACTTTCAAAAGCGACTCGCTCAGAACTACTTTGTCGCCCTGGATTCGGTTCTGAAATCTGCCGAAGAGAAGCGGCTGAAGAAATCGGAACGATACCGGGACCCACTTCCGGTCACCTGGAACAATGTCAATATGGAGAAGCTTGCCCGGGATGTTGTTGCTTACGCCAGAATCGGGTTTGATCCCTCACAGCCAAATCATATCAGTCTGGTTCCCTTCAAAAACAACAATACAGGCAAGTACGACATTGGATTCATTGAGGGGTATCGAGGGTTGGAGCTCAAAGCTGTGAAGTATGGGCTGGATGTTCCGGATCACGTAACCGTTGAGCTTGTTTATTCCAACGATTATTTCAGACCAATTAAGAAGGATGCCAATCACCCTCATGAAGGTTACGAGTTTGAAATTAAAAATGCATTTGATCGCGGAAAGATCGTCGGGGGCTTTTACTTCCATTCGTATACCAAGGCCCCGGAAAAGAACAAATTGGTCATGATGACCATTTCTGAAATTGAGAAGAGGAAGCCGGACCATGCCAGCCCAGAATTCTGGGGCGGAGAGAAAGACAAATGGGAAAACGGCCAGAAGGTCGGCAAGGAAAAGGTCGAAGGCTGGTACGAGAAAATGTGCTGGAAGACAGTATACCGGGCCGCCCATAGTGATATCACCATTGATAGCCAAAAGATTGATGATGATTATCTCCGACTGAAGCAAATGGAGAGTGATTTCGCCGAATCTGAGGTCAATGAGGAGATCAGAGCCAATGCCAATAAGAACGTCATCGACATTACGCCTCCTACCGCCGCTGATCCCGAACCAGAGCCGGAACAGCCAAAGGAAGCAGTTCGCTCATCAAAGAGCAATGTAGAACCGGCCGGACAAGGAGAAATGGATTTTGAAATCCATCCGGATGATATTCCTCCGATCGGTACTGAGGGGCCTGATTTCTGATGATCGACATTCAATGCCTCGGCTCCAGCAGCGCGGGTAATGCCTACCGGATCTCGGACGGGCATACCGCTCTCCTGCTGGAGGCCGGCTTTCCTTTCAAATCCCTGCAGCGAGCGTTGAAGTTTCGTATGACTGAGATTGCCGGCTGCCTTATCACCCATGAACACATGGACCATAGTAAGGCCGCTAAGGACATCATGCAGGCCGGAGTGGACGTTTATACCAGCCAGGGAACAGCGGATGCCAGAGGGCTCTCCGGGCATCGTCTGAAGGTCATCAAGGCATTGGAGCCGTTTCATGTTGGCACCTGGTCGATTCTCCCCTTTGACATACAGCACGACGTCGAGGAGCCACTAGGGTTCCTGCTGGCCAATACAGCCGGGGACAAGCTAGTCTTCCTGACGGACACCTATTATTGCAGACATCGCTTCCGGGATCTAACCCACATCATGGTGGAATGCAATTATTCGATGGACATCGTAAGGGAACGGGTGGCGTCCGGCCACCTGCATCCAGGACAAATGAAACGACTGCTGAAGTCGCACTTTGGCCTGGAACATGTAAAAGATTTCTTGAAAGCCAATGATACCCGAAAAGTCCAAGAGATTTGGCTGTTGCACTTATCGGACGGTAATAGCGATGAGGAACGTTTCAAACGAGAGATTCAGGAAGTGACCGGAAAGATGGTCCGGGTGGCCGGACGATGATCGACGGCAAACCTCTAATGCGCAGCATGATGGGTGATCGGATCTGGAGCTTAATGCAATCAGATCCGGAAGAGTTTAAGCGGGAGACCCGCGTGTATTTCGCTCGAGGCTATCCCGGGTGGACTGTAGTGAAAGTTAAATACCCGATCGTATACCTTCGGGACGACAGGGGGCGTCAAGGTTGAGTGAGCCTGTGCAGTTAGATCTCTTCGGAGATTATGAGGAAACGCCTGAACAGCCAGCATTAAACGGAATGTATACGAACGGGCGACTGGGAAGTTTGTCTCCTTCGTCTGCGGGCGCCGGTACTTTGAGATAACGTACGGCCAATGCTTGGGTGACAAAGAATGGAAAGAGAGAATCAAGAAGGAGCGTGCGATATGAACCAAATGAATGAAATGACAAAAGAGGAGCTTCAGCAGCGTACGAAGGAGATCGTAGATTTTCTTACTGAAAAGAACGAGGAGGCGAAGAAGGCGGGGATTGAGCAGCACGGCCATTTCTATACTTCTGTTGCCTTTACACTCGGCTCTTTGATCGGATTTGACTTTAATCCTAAAGGGTACGGACCAATGCTAGGAACTATGCTTGATTCCCTTACGGATGGACTTCAGAATGCGGCAACTAATAAGGGTGTTAAAGGAACATTCATCAAAGTCGTACGAGATTAGCAAGTGAGGGGATGAGCAAATGCCCGAAGGCAGTTACCCTTTTCCGATGTACTCCGGATTACTTGAGCCAAGACACTACAAAAACATAGGCAACGCGATATGGCTGTTCCTCTGGTGCATCAGCTCAACCACTACTGAGGAGGAGAAGGAGGGGACTGTCTGGGGATTTGTTCTTCGCGGGAAGCCTATGAAACTGTCTGAGATATCGGGACATTTCGGAGTTAATGAAAAGACAGTTAGTCGCTGGTTGGACACCTTAGAGCAACACGATTACATACGAATAACCAGAGCTCCACGCGGACTGATCTTAGCAGTTAAAAATTCAAAGAAATACACGGACAGAAATGTCCGATCAGTCGAAAGTGATCGGACAAAAGTGTCTTATCACCTAGGCGGTGAAGAGACAAAAATGTCCGATCATGGGAATAGTGACAAGACAAATTTGTCTGATCATAGCACTTGTGATCAGACAGAAATGTCCGATCATCTGCCTAGTGATCAGACAAAAGTGTCCGATCATAACGAAATTTCACGGAGTGATCGGACAGAAATGTCTGATCTAAAAGATATTACTACTACTACTCCTATTACTACTACTGACAGGGAGTGGTTTGAGGATGAGTCTGGGTTAACATCTCGGGCTGACGGAATGATCGCCATTTTAAACGCTTATTGCAAATTGCATGGCAAACTTGATTTTCACGTAAAACCACGTGAACGTGAAGCCATGGGTCGGATGGTCGCCGGGGGGATGCCGGTACCCTTTACCATCTCAACTATGGAGAGCCTGCTTCAGGCCAAGCGTATCCGTGAGGGCAGTGAATTCAAGTACCCGACGAGCTTTTTATACTACGTGGATGGAATCAACGAGGCATGGCGCAACTCCCAAACTACCAGTCCGCCGATGGCTGGAGTCGCCCAGGGAACGCCAGAGCAACCGAAACGAATGAGCAAGCAGCAGCAGGCTCTTGAGGATTTAAGAAGACGAGCAAGGGAGGAACGACAGCGTGAACAGAGCTGAGGTAATCGACCTTTTCATCGAAATCAAGCAAGAGTATCCATATTTTAACGACAGCGACGACGAGGTCGACCGCCACTACAAATATCTCAAGGATTTTCCATTTGAAGCAGCTTTGCGTAATGTCGAGCAGCACATCAAGACAAGTAAACGGCCGCCCGGTATCTCAGAAATCAGAGGAAGCCTCGGCGAACAGATCGAGCGTGACCGCATGAAATCCTACACTCAAGAGTATTTTGCCGAGCGTGCTCGGGCTAAACAAGAAGCGTGCCCACCGCCGCCAGGCTGGAAGGAGTCTATCTATGCAAAACTCGGACGTGCTTAACATGATCATGCCAGAAATGCCGCATGACTTGGCTGCTGAGTGCTCAGTGATCGGGGCTATCTTGGTGAAGCCAGATGTTTACGAGCACGCCGAAGCCCTAGATCCTAAAGCATTTTATCGCAAAGAGCATCAGATCATCTTCGGACGGATGGCAGAACTTGCAGAGGAAGCCGAGCCAATTGATATTGTGACACTGGCTTCCCGGCTGCAGAACAATGGCGAGCTGGAGGACATTGGAGGCGTTAGTTATCTCTCGAAATTGGCTCATGCTGTGCCGACAGCGGCGAACATCGAAAGCTATGTTGCTTCCGTTGAGGAGAAGTATTTGCTGCGAGAGCTTATTCGAACGGCTCAGTCCCAGATCGCCGCGGCAACGGCTGGGGGAAGCATCCAAACCATTGCCGCGGAGATGCAGACGGCCGCAGCCAAGCTAACGGATCGGGCAGCTCCCAAACAGGATTTCAAGCGTGTCAGAGATGTTTTGATCGATGTCATTGAGTCGACCGAGAACAAGGCCGAAGTGTATAAAACCGGGAAGGTTACCGGAATCGCGACAGGATACACGGACCTCGATGCCATCCTTGGGGGCCTGCAGAATAGCGACTTGATCATCGTGGCAGCCCGGCCGTCGGTCGGGAAAACAGCTTTCGCCCTGAATATCGCTCAGAATGTGGCCACTCGTGTCCAGGAGCCAGTTGCTATTTTCAGTCTGGAAATGTCCGCTGAGCAGTTAGTCACTCGGATGGTCAGTGCTGAGGGCATACTCGAGGCGAGCAAGCTCCGGATCGGGGATATGGGGTCCGAGGATTGGACCAAGATGGCGGATGCCGCAGGCGTCCTCGGGGGTACGAATATTTTGATCGACGACTCGGCTGGAATCACGGTTCATGATATTCAATCGAAATGCAGGCGCCTTAAGAAGCAGGAAGGTCTTGGCCTGATCGTGATCGATTACTTGCAGTTGATCTCAAGCCGTAGCAAGGGGCGTGGACCAGAGAACCGACAGCAAGAGGTATCAGAGATCTCCCGGACATTAAAGCAGCTGGCTAAAGAGTTAGATGTTCCGATCATCGCGCTTTCCCAGCTCAGCCGCGGTGTGGAACAGCGGCAGGACAAGCGTCCGATGATGAGCGACCTTCGGGAATCCGGATCGATTGAACAGGATGCGGATATCGTGGCTTTCCTATATCGGGACGATTACTACAACCAGGAGAGCGAGAAACGGAACATTATCGAGATAATCATTGCAAAGCAGCGTAATGGCCCGGTCGGTACAGTCGAGCTGGTCTTCCTGAAGCAGTTTAATAAATTCGTCAATTACGACCGGGTTCATATGGATCCTGGTCCGCAGCCGCCGCGTCAGCACAAGGTGGTCAATATGGAGAAGCGCCAATACGCGTAAGCCAAAGGAGGCTAATGGGAGATGAAGAACGGAAAGCGGCCGACGAGACGGCAAAGGATTGAAATCAAAGACCGGGGACTCAACCCCGAAAACTGGCTCGTAGAGCGAGATACACCTGCAGCTATGGTCCTGATTCATCGGTACACTGGTAGCTCGCGGACGATCCGGCGGGGTGCGTGATGCGCAGGTGGAGTCACTGGCACGTTTATGAGTACATGAGGCAACGGTACATCCATACCGGCCTGATGCCGGATCAGCAGGAACTGCTCGCCGAATTTGCTGACATGGAGCCGGCACTTATCGATGAAGGTGTGAAGGAATTCAAGCTGGCCATGTCGATCGGGGGGCGATTACATGCATAGTGAGGCCTCTATTGATCCGTTCTTTCAAGAGATACCATGGGAAATCATATACGATCACGACGGAAAGCAAATAGGAGAGGTTTTCGTGCTTCGTGGCTGGTTGAAGTCCAAGAGAAAAAGGAGGACTAAGAAACGTGGAAGTACGAGACGAAATCAAAAGAGTTATTGACGATCTTGAAACGAAAGCTGAGGTCGTAGATAACGAGGCAGCTGCTGCAGCCTATCGGTATGCCGCCGAAGAGTTGAAGAAGGTGGGGATATGAACCGATACGTCGGTGTTGACCACTCAACGAAAACAGGGGTCGCTATATTGGATCCGAACGGTAATGTCTTGAAAAGGATCGAGATCCAAGCGGATGGTGCGTTAGATGCTGGCCGGATCAACGATGTCGTTGTCCGGACACTCCGGTTAATCCAGCCAACCGACAAAGTGGCCATCGAAGGATTCTCTCATGGATCTACGGGTTCGTTTGTGGGACAACAGTATGCAATAGGCTGGGCAATCCGCATTGGACTGCATGTGCGAAAACAGAAATACATCGAGGTAGCTCCTACCCAGCTCAAAAAATTTGCTACCGGGGTGGGGAAAGGATCGAAAGAGGATTTGATCTTGCCTATATTCAAACGCTGGGGGTTTGAACACCCAAGTGATAACGTCCGGGATGCATTTGTCCTGGCGCAAGTCATAAGAGCAATTCATGAGCCTGTAGAGCTTACAAAGCCGCAGCAGGAAGTCATTCATAACATTCTAAATCCGCCGACAAAGAAGCCGGCCAATAAGAAAAAGAAGAGAGGAAAGTGATCGATATGGGGAAAGATTTTGCGAAGCTTACTGGAGAATTAGCGAAAGGCATCAAAATTGGGGAATCGTCTATTGAGATTAAATTGACCTTCCCACTTAAAGCAGCATTACCGCATTTGGTCTTCTTAAGTAACAACCAAGGGGAAGAGCTTAACGTATTTCTTGGGGACCCGCAAATGTCATTCGATTTTGATGAGGAGGATGACGACGCGTATAAGCTATACACGGGCGGCCGCCGTGTGACTGCGGATGCTTCTGGCGTGGTGACATCGGTCGAGCAGCCTGAAAAAGATGAAAACCAGGCTGAGCTGGCTCTTGTTGAACCGGGTACAGGAGAAGAATCGGAGTGTAGCGAGGATCGGGCAGGAGATCCGGTAGGGGAGCCGACGGCAGGTGATCCTCCGGCAGAAGATGGCGATGAACTGAACGATTATGAGAAGGAGATCCTGGGCGAAGGAACGGATCAGAAAGATTCTGACCTTCCAGAATGGATGAAGGAACCGCAAGACGGACAGTCCGCAGGTGATCAGGAAATGAGCTTCGAAGATAATGGTCAGGAATCGGGGGAGGATGTCACTGCAGCTGCTTCCGAGGAAGACCAAACTGCTGGCGACGTCGAAATCAGCCCGGAAGAACTGGAACAATACATCCTTTCCCAACGTCCATCTTTCCCGGACCTTCAGCTTGACTTCCCAAGGTTGTTCGAGCGTAAACGGCAGGATGGAGTGACCTGGAGGGAGATCGCTAAGGAAGTGGGTATGACCTCTGGGCAATTGAGCGGCAAGATCTCCAAGTACAAAGAAGAGGTCAAAAAGGTAATGATGAGCCACGGCGTGGCTTAAGAATATACGCAATCAAGCCCCGGTCGAACCCAGGCCGGAGGCACCTGTCCTAAAACATTGACGATTGATTTATTGAAGAAATCGCATTGGGAGAGCAAAGTCCGTCAGAACAATCTATTTAATTGGGGGATTAGAGATGCAAGAAAAACGGAATGTCATGAATATCTCCTTTGGCAAAGACAGTACAGCCATGTGGATTTATGCACTTGAACAAGGCGTGGATATTACCCCTGTGTTTTGCGATACAGGGAACGAACATCCACTCACATATGAATACGGTAATTATCTCGAGAAAAAGCTCGGATCCATCCGACGTATCAAGGCGGATTTTTCGGAGCGAATACTTCGTAAACGCGAGTATATCCAAAAACATTGGCCACGAAAGCTAACCACAGACACTCCAGGAAGATGGCACTATATCGGACCAGGTATAGAACAGGATTTAGCTGTGGAGCCATCTGGAGAACCAAAAGATCCTAGCAAAGAAATAGAGTTTGGTCACTGGAGGTGGTATCCGGCTCAAAAGGGCATGTCTGATAATGAGGCGACCGAGACTATTAAGACAGCTCTGAATTTACTATACCCGTCTGGAAACCCGTTTTTAGATTTATGTTTGTGGAAAGGGCGCTTCCCTTCGACACGACGCCGATTTTGCACTGTTGAATTAAAGGTGAGGCCAACGGAAGATCAAGTTTATTATCCTTTACTAGAAGCAGGTTATAAGGTTACAAGCTGGCAAGGAGTACGGGCACAAGAAAGTGCTGCTCGTGCTAAATTACCGGAATGGGAAGGAACACCAGAGGGATATGAGATTTACCGACCTCTGCTGCATTGGACGGTAGAGGATGTATTCGATATTCACCGAAAGCACGGCATTGAACCCAATCCTTTATACAAGCTTGGTATGGGAAGAGTCGGATGTATGCCATGTGTAAATTGCAATAAATCTGAGCTATTTGAGATTGCAAGGCGTTTCCCAAAGGAAATCGAGCGGATAGCGAAGTGGGAGGAACTCGTTAAAAAGGTGAGTAAGCGGCAAGGAGCTACTTTTTTTCCAACTGCGAGCGGTCTAGGGGATGGAATATATGAGGTTGTAGAGTGGTCGAAAACAGCATACGGGGGCCGGCAATATGACTTATTGAAAGCAATCGAGTTCGAAGACGTTCCAGCATGCTCAAGCGTGTACGGTCTATGTGAATAAGCAACGGGAGGAAGGGGGGGAATACCAATGAACACTTGCAAAAGTGAAAACTGGCCGCCGGAAAAACTTGCCGCCCACCTTAAGGCGATTGGGGCAGACAAGCCGCCGGCTCCGAAGGGTAGCGAATTAAAATATGTGATTACCGCTCCACGGAAGGGGTACCAAAACAGGTATTTAAAGCGTGGTGGCGAGTATTAAGATCATATAAATACATGACCCCCATATCCTTGGTCAGGGCGGGGGTCAGAAGGTAATGAATTCCTCTTACCATTATAGCATAAAGGGGAATGAGGGGAATGGCGATGGCATGGGGACAGGCAGAACTCTTTCCAAAAGCAAATGAAGCGGAGATCCAGCGAACAAAATTCCTGCTCAGCAAATATAAAGAGATGACACTGCTTATGCAGGATTTTGAGCGTTTTGAACGAGAATTGAAGCAAACGACAATTGACGGGGAAGTTGCTCGGCGAATCGATCAGTATGATCTGCATGCGGACAAGACAGCCAATGCTACGATTCTGATTGAAAAGCAGCGCTGGGTGTATCAGCGGTATCGGTTCTACACGCAGCAGCTTGAAAGGGCCTTTGGTTTGATACAGGATGACGAGGCGAGGAAGGCAGTCGATTACAGGTTCATGCAGGGATACTCCTACAAGGAGACGTTGCTGTTTTTCCGGCATGGTCTCAGTGACAGCACTATTCGTCGTAAGATGGCTGAAGGAATTGAGAGCATGGCAAATACTTTAAAGTTGATGAGTTTTTTCGAGCAGGATAGTGCTGATTTTTAAGTGGTACGAAAACAAAACGGCAACTAAGATGTATACGAAGTCTTAGTTTGCCGTTTCCATAAGTCAATGTTATTGAAAGTCGCTGAATTAAATCGTCAACTCAACTTCGATAATACTTTAATTTCAATTGATTAGGTTTAATATTTTGAGTGAAATTCGAATCAATATTTCTTCCATCTCTATGGTAGATTGTTTTTGTAATAAGAAATATAATGCATTCATTATTAAAAGTGGGTCTCATTAGCATTCTTGAAAGTAAATCACCTTGGTTATTGAATAGTTTGAATTCTCCAACTGTATTTTCATCTATTATGTTATACAGGGATTCAGGAAAGTTGTCAGACAAATTTTTAGAAAAGTATTGTCCAGTATCATTTGATATATATCCATCACACTGTAATATAGTTTGAGTTGAATTATAAATATTTATAGAAAATATAAAGTTTCTAAATTTTATGGGAAGTAGAAAATTAACCTCATAAGTTGGATTGTTTTTTGGTGGGTTTCTATATATTTCAATTGAAGGATTTGATTTTAAAATTATGTGATCTATGTTTCCTCCAATTTTGCTCAACAGAATAATATCTTGAACTTTCTCAGCACTGGGGAGATATTCCTTACCCAATGGATCTTTTAAATTTCTAATTTGGTTTAGTAAAATGGTAATACTAATTAAAAATAGAGATAGTAACAAATAGAATACATAAATCCCAAAATTTATAGATGCCTCAACACTAAACTCTAATGAAAGTGAGTAAGCATATTTCGTGTAGAAACCAACAACCGAACCCCAAATGAAAATAGCTGTAGAGGTGGTAAATAGAAAACCGAAATAAATTAAATTAATAACTTTATTATTGGAAACATTAATCTCATATTCTGAGAAAAGATGTATATAAGATTCAGAGGAAAGGGTAATGGGATTCTTTATCAATTGTAATTGTCTAGATGCTTCAATTAACTTATTTTCATAGGTGAAACCAATAAACAAACCGAAAAATGAAATTATAGACATTACCCCAGAAAATATCCAACTAATTAATTCTACTTGGTCTTTTACATCATCATAGTTTTGATTTGAAAAATTTTGATTAAAATCTATAAAAAACAAGAAAATTAAAGGCGCTAACACTGCTATAAAAGGAAGTCCCCATCTACTTATAATTTTCATAAATATCCTTTGCTAATGTTTTTATGATTTCTAATATTTCACTTTCATCAATTGTAGTATGAAATGAAATTACTGAGTTTTGATCAAGAAAAAAAGGTACATTGTTGTATCTAAAAGTAATGCTTGCAACTGAGTCTGAATCGAAAAAACTTACAATTTCTGATGATTTTAGTCTGGATACAACTAAATTTTTTAGGTTAGTATCGTTAAATACTGTAGATTCAGTTTTAACTTGTATATTAGATAAGGTGGCAAACCAACTCTCTTTTGTAAAAAAAATGTTTTTCCAGTATTCAAAAAGGGGAATTTTCTCAAGATGAACATTTGTTTTTAAAAACATATTATGTATTGCATAAGTTATTCCACTTTCGGAATTTCCGAAGCAACAGATTAATTTCTTTTCCTCAAAAATCCAGAATATTATTTCTTTTTGTTCACGTAAAATCAACTTGTTTTTTATAGTTATCGGATCGATCCATCTGTATAAAATTTGTTTTACATTATGAAATTCTAAGTATTCTATAGCTTCAAAATTATTACAAGTGAGACTTAACACTCTTGAGACAAATTTTTCATCACTATATTTATAAAAAGTACAATCTTCACCCCAGATTAGCATTAAGTCTCACCCATTCATTAAATTAATTCAGCCTCAGTTTCTTTTTCGGCTTCTTCATCTGAATAATCTTCTTCGTCCAATACTTGGTTTTGCTCCAAGCCAATGAAATTTTGTATAGGATCCAATACACTAAGGGCATCATCTGAACCAACTGCACTCAAAATTGTTTGGTTTGCAAGGACGAAGTTGCGTAGCAGATCTGTTACATTAGCATCTTGGTCATTAAGCTTTTCTAGCAAATTAGAAAGAACTTGAATCGAGGTAACAGTATTTGTTTGAATCGTTCTTTGAAGTAATTGATCTCTTGAAGCATATCGTTCAGCAATAGTATTTAACAGCTTTTTTGTCTTTTCTATATCCACTATGCCAGAACCACACATATCAATGTATTCTTTTTGGATTATAGACATCACAGTATTTTTCAAATCCTCATTATCAGTATCCATTAATACGATTTTTAATATATCTAATTTCTCACCTTTTAGAAAGACTTTCGTTGTAAATCTTTCGTCACCAAGTGTCATATCAACTTTGAAATATACAATGTCACTGCCTGTTGTAATATACTCACATGCTAATTGTGAAGACAAAAGTGCATCTCCGCCAATTGCCACATTTTTAATACCGTCTTTTCTTTGCTTAGTACGAGTATAAAATTTTAGTTCGTTAAAGGTAGAACGAATTCCTTTATTCGTTAACCTATTATGAACAAGATCGAGCAAAAGGGCAGTTTTAAAACTTGCATTCCCTATATCAATTAATTGGTTAGTAATTTCGGTAATTCGGTATGCAGTTAATGGCCAATTGAATTCAAATTGTAGAAACTTTATAAGGACTTCTTGCACTATGTGGCTCCCAGTATAGATGGTCATTACCTTACTAAAAGGCTCTATAGTTACCCTAGAAGTATATACTGCAGAAAGGCTTTCAGGATTTATAACACCTGTTTTCCATGAGCCTTCATATTCCTTTAAACGAATATTTAAGTCAATTAATTGATCAGAGAATGCGACTACTTCAATTGAAATTGTATATATGTTTTCAAAACGAACATCGAATTTTGAAAAATCTTCTCGAAAAGTATCTTCATTTTTACCAGTAAGGAAGTCAGTATTAGTCAATTTGTATGTATACGCAGGAAGACCTTGGGTTTTTTTCATCACTGCCATTTCGACAAAATCTTCAATCTCATCATCACGTATAAATCTAGCAAGATCAAGAAAAGCGTCACGTATATCATCTTTCTTTTTCACTTTCTTTTCAGATCTCCAACCTGAACGTTCCGCAATTAATTCTTGCGCGGCTTGTAGTGGTATCTTTTTAAGTACTCTTTCTAAAATTTTGGATTTATTCATTTTATCCTCTCCTAGTCAATGATCTTTATTTGACCTGAATCTTAATTTCCAGCGTTATCAACAGTTTAATGTTATTGTAGTACTATGGATGTAGGGACTTTTCACCTCCTGTTAATAATAATATAGTTCATCATAACTAATCGAATTCCTTCATATGTTGAATAATTTATTGAAATGCTGAAGAGATAAATGAAATATGTAACT